TTTGTCACCATTCTCTTGAGGCACAAAATCATAGACAGGCACGCTTAAGCCAGTGTTAAGCGTGTTGAATATCTGCTCTTGTATTAGCCATTCTGCATTCATTTGTTTATCAGCCTATTACCCGCAATGGTCACATCGTCCACGCGCTTGCCTATTAGTTTAAATATGTTTTCACGGTTTCTTTCTAGCGCTGGCATTAGCCACGGCCTAGCCGCCATTATACGGGTTCCTTGCTCCAAATACGCCGCATATAGCAAGGTACTACCAACAAAAATGCCTCTCTGACTTTCGCCAAATAACCCGCCGCCTTTTGTTTCCACTTGTACGGAAGCCACTAAGCGACCAGTATCTGTATTAGGTGCTGCACCTGCTTTCGCTGCTACATGGCTATAAGGCTGGCCCGCTGTGGTGTGTCGCGTTACTTGGCTGCCTGATGATGCTGACTGAATGCTTTTAATTGCATCACCCCTAACCAGTTCGGCACCCATCACCGCGCCTCTCACAATTTCCTCACTGTACTCTTCGGCAAGCTTTTCAAAATTGCGCTTCAATACCTCGGTGCCTTCGATCTCCACCGTAGGCTTTACCATGTATCTTCGCCCTCAATGGCTATGATTTCTAGCCACTTGTTTTGCTCTTCGATATTCATCAAGCCTTTAACTTGAAATAAGCGGCCATTGTAATTGATACGCATGGCTGCATTTAAGTCCGTGCGGTAACGGATATAGATTTTATGGCTGATATCAGATTGCACTTGTGCCGCGAATATCCTCTCATTGGTGCTAACAGGCTTAATATAAGCGCGCACCGTAGCCACTTGCTCAGTGGTGTAGTCATAGCCACCGCCACCGTCTGACACTTGGTTCTTTTGCTCAAAGACAATATTGTGCCGTAGCTTTCCGCTTGTCAGGTCGCAACATTTCACGATGCCATGGCTCCCAAAATCGTTGGCGCTTCGTCTACGTCAATTTCGCTAATAAAGAATATGGTTTTTAAATCCAGAGTGCCCACGCTTGTGCCTGTGGTTTGCGTCCGGATCAATACCTCTTGATTTGGCGCAATAACAATTTGTCGGCCTTTATCAAAAAAGCTTTGACCTGTGGTAGACACGCTTTCTCTGTTGCCCTGTGTTTCTAAGTAGTAATCAGCAAAAAACAAAGGGTAGTCCGGCTCACCAGTGATGGCGCTGGTTGTCACGCCTAGGTCTATTGTTGAATTGGCCACGTTATTTATAACAGCGGCGTTCAATGGCCTGCCTGCTGGGATGGGGCTATTTGGTGTATGTGACCATGTATTACCATTAGATATATCAACATAAGCAGTAAGCGAAACACCAAAGGTGCTCGAATCATTCACACTGAAATCGGTTTCTACAATCGCATCCTCAATGATCAAATATCTATCAGCGGGCGCTTTTATCACGCTTTTATAGTCGTTATTAACAGGGATTAAAGGGCGAACACTGGCCCCTACAAAAAAATCCCCTCTAATAATTTGAGTCTCCGCCCGTGTTGAACTGGACACCTTGAGCCTTGCCGTTTTAGGATCGCGGCTTGTGGCAAGTATTGGCGCTGGAATGTTTTCAATTGTCATAGCATTACCACAAAAGTCATATAAGGTGTGAATGTAGCGGCTGCGCCACTGTTTTTAAGCGCGTCATCCATTGAGCACGCGCCGCGATGCTCGTACAAATAGGCGGCTAATTGAGATACGCCCAATTTAATAGCTGCGGGCACATCACCAATGGCTCCATACCCCGCTGTATAAGTCGCCTCAACTGCTGGGATAGATTCATCCATTAGCGTAGTGGCGTAGTCGAATTGTATAGCCGCTGGTAGTGTTTCTTTTACAGTGTAATCCGTTGTTATCTCTCCGGCCTGCTTAACCTCTTCAATAGAGATAAGGCGCGAGTATGGTAGCTCAATGGTATTTTTAAGGAATAAATTATTACGGCTTAGACTGGGGCAAGTATTCGTACCCACGCTTGGCCATACTTGATAGATAACCTTGCGCTGCCTGCTAATCAATTCGCTTTGCAGGTATTCAATGGCCGCACTGGTCGCGCTCTCCGCCATGATAGGCAAAAGAGTATCTGTTGCATCTACGCCTAGCCAATCAGCTAATTCAGCGCTTGTGATTACTGGTTCAACTGGTGTTAAAGCGTAGGTATGCATTATTTAGTTTCTTTTTTGGTTTCTTTTTTAGGTGCTGCTTTTTTTGGCTTAACTTCTTCGCAGATACCGCGCTCGATTAATTGGCGTGCTCGGTTATCTGGCTGCTCGTGTTCCATACCTACTGGGCCAACTGTAGAATGGATTAAGTTTTTTAACTTCATGATCTCACCTTAATAAAAACAGGGGCGCTATGTTAGCCGCCCCGTTTTGGTTATGCCGCTACTGTGAACAAACCTTTACAGAATGCTTTAGGACGTTGAATACCTAGCACGTAACGCTCTTCAGCAAGTACTGCAACGCCATTCTTAACAAAGAAGTCGGAATGTTGTTCAGCTACGCGAATTTCTACGCTTTCTTTGTCGTAGATTTTGCCGCCCATCATGAAGTCACCAAGGATGAAGTTATCAGCTGGCATTGCGTTAGTTACAACAACTGGCATTTTCCAGATGCGATTCTCTGCACCATTAGCAGGGAACTGAATCATCAGGTAGTGGCCGTCTGTCGCCTTAGCGGTTTCAAGTGTCGCCCAATCTACAGGGTTCAAGATAATACCGTTTTGGTTGTAGTACTCGTTAGACTGACAAGTCGTAACCGCCGCACGAATATGATCGATCATAGCCGCTGGAACGTCCGCCGCTGCTGTACCTGATGCGATTTGGCCAACTGTTGGCACGTCACCATCGACTAGCAAGCCTTCCATATCTCCGCCTGTACCTGTACCTAATAGCAACTGCTTGTCACTTTCTAGGTCTAAGCCATAAGCTAGGTCAACATCGATCAAGCTTTTAAGCTGTGGCGCATCAGATAGAACTTGACGAGAAGCCGCTACCCAGTGGGCAATCGTTGAGGCTGACTTGGTGATCAATTCCCAAGTGATTTCGGATTGAGCTTTGGCAGCAAATTCAGCTGATTGAGGCGCAGCGTTATTGGTAAATACGTTTTGACGCATATACTCAACTGTACCTGTCGGGGTATTAACAGTTGTGAATAAATCACGTACACGGGTAGGACGGTTCGGGTCGCGATAAACTTCTGGGTCGCGATACGGGTTAATTAATGCGCCCGCTGATGCTGCGCCACCTGTAATGTCTTTACGTGAAATTTCAGCAGCAATACCATTGCCACGGCTAGCAGATTTAAGCTCTTGGCCAACTTCTGAGGCAATGAATAAATCACCCGCCGTCTTAGCTTCACGTGCTTCCAGTTTACGGGCGCGCTTTGCTTCAACTTCAAGGTTGATAAGCTTCTTATCCATTTCATCAAAAGCAGTTTTTAATTCTGCGTTTGTTTTTTGGGCTTCTTCTAAAGCTGCTTTGGTTTCTGCTGTCGCTTCGCCATTTGCTTTGATTTCAGCATCGAACTTGTCTTGATTCGATTTAATTTCAGCGGTGTTTTTTTGTAAGATTTCCGCTAAGTCTTGTACTTCGTTAGCCATAATAGCCACCTTTATAGTTTAAAGTTTAAAATTGCTTGTTTAAGCTCGGTCAAATCTTGCGGCTGTTTCTCTTCATGAGTGCTTAGCGGCTCATTAGTTAGCAGTGCATTTAAATCGCCTATCATGCCTGACAGGTTCTTTAATTCTTCGGCGGTTAAATTACCGCTTTTAATTCGGTTTTGAATGTTTTTGACGCCTGTAATCATCGCGGCTTCATTCATTGGAAAAGTAACGGGGCTAAACTCTAAAAGCTTCACCTCTGTAATGACGCGGATACCATCGCCATTAACTGAACTTTTACCCTGTGGGATTATGTAACCAATCGACATTTGATCGACCACACCGTCTTTCATAAGCTCTAGCGCTTCATCGCCCAAACGGGTTTTTGAAATACGGCCTTCAACGAATAAGCCTTTAGCGTCTTCTCGCATAGATAATGGGCGGCCTATTGGCTCGTTATGCTGCCATAGTACTTTAACACGGCCTGCACGCTCGTTAAGCGTTTTAGAGAATGCGCCACTCTGAATAATGTCGCCACCTTGGTCTAAATCCCAAGTAGCCGCATAGCCAGAAAAAATACGCTGATCTAAATCAACATTATCCGCTTTGAATTGTACGCTTTTTAATTCCATGTTTTTCTAGCCTGTTTTAGCCTTCATAGTATTTTACAGTATATACGCAACCGCGCAACGGCAATTGATTGTAAGCCTTGCGGGAGCGTTTGCTCTGTAGTCGCTAGGGTACTGCAAGGAATAACCCCCAACGGTAAAAGGTTCGTCCATTCCAACGACTTGCCCGTCTGCTTCTCTGTGTTCTTTTCTTGTTCTTTCGTTTTCTGCACTAACCCACTGCCTCCGCATTCTAACCCCTGCCGCTTTTGCCGTTGCATCTGCTGATACATTGGCGGCGCTGTGTGTTTCTGTTCGTGCAATGGTGCCCGCTCGATTTGAACCCCTTATAGCTGCCACGCTTGATACTGCCTTGGCCGTTTCCCGTTCACTATCCCCATTCTCAATGCTTCGATTGATAATCGCGCCTATCTGGCTTTGTGTGGTGCTGCTAATCTCGGTTATTTGCAATGTGCCGTAGGTGTTAATCCATGACTGCATAACTGTATTGGCTATGACCGTCGGTAGTACAGCTTCCTTCTTCTCAAAGTGAGGCGCGGCTTTTTCATGACTTCCAATGTGCTCGGCCATGCTCTTAGCAGAATCACGCCATAACGGGTCTAATATTCTTTTTAGGTTGCGCGCGTGCTTTGCCTGTATATCAACTGGCCGCCCGTTCTCATACTGTACCGCCCCCTCATGCATTGCTCTGGCTATTTCACGAGCAATGCGGCGCTCATACTTAAACGCGATACGGTTAAGCATGATACTCTGGATGCGTTGCTCCCGTTGGGGGCTATTTCCGGTTAGGGTTTTAGGCATTTACAATCCGCCAAAGCCTTTAGAAGCTCCGGCGTTACAATAAATTTAACAGTTAGCGTATTAATGTCATTAATAGGCATATCAATTTTAGCGTTCATTATCGGCTGCTCTGATAGTAATGGCTTTATTGCTTTTATCAGGTCTTTACCGCTTGGGGTGCTATTAGCTGGTTTTTTAGGCCTTAAATCACTTGCATTAAACCCCATTACACTACCTCCCCATCATCGCCAATATTAGGCTGCTCAAAATCATAATTCGCTGGGATCATGCCGCTAGAAATATAGCCAATGTTCCCGCCTTCAATCTCTTCTACGCCTAGCTCTAGCTTTTCACTGATCACATTGAAAGGCACACCCATTGAATACAAGTCTTTAGCCGCTGTGAGCTTTTCTAGGCGGTTTTCCTGTAGTGCTTCAATGTTGGTTAGGTCTGGTTCCATCCGCCAGCCTTCGCCAAAGTCTGCGGCTAGCTGGTGATTAAACTGGCGCTTGATCAATTCTAGCTGTGGGATAATTGTATTTTTCCAAAGCGCCTTATCCATTGCTTCCGCATTGGCTAGGTTAACGTCTTCGGTCATACCAAGGTTAGACAATGACAAACCAAACGCTGCACAAATCTCCGTCCATACCGCGCGACGGCTTGCATTGAAATCTAGCTCAACCGCATTCTGCCCTAGTTGCTGAATATCTGCATTGCCTATGATAGCCTTGCGGGCATTCTTTGGCCCTGTCTGCTGGTCTTTGTATGTTTTGGATACTTGCTGAACCTGCTCTTGTGTAGCCCCCTCTGGTAGCTTGATATTAATATCAGCCGCGCCTCGGTTTTCTAGGCTGACTTTCTGCCAAATGCCCGCTTCTCTGTCTATATCGGTAGGCTTGCCCGCTGCCATTAATACAGGCATACCAAATAGGGCGTTATTCGGGTTAGGCATTTTCAACTGGCACATATCATCCGCATCAATGCGCGTGCGGTCGTGCTCGTAATAATCAACAAGGCGTACCGTATCAGGCTTAATCTTCATCTTATCATCAACGGGCAGCACCCAAATCTCACGGGGTAGATTACCAACGCCCGCTTTAATTTCAGATATAAAAGAGTTGCCCGCTAAATCTAGCCCTTGACTGGCTTTGTACATGATTTCATAGAATGATTCGTCTGGATTCGGTCGGTCTATTAACTGTTGTAGCGGGCTATTTGGCTGGTCTTCGTATGAACCATCCACCTGCTTTAGTTGAGCCCTCCAAGGGATTGAGGCAAGCAACTTGGCACGCTTTTCAACACACGCATAAACAACCGCACTTGCGTTGTAACCTTCATCTATGGCCGTTTGATTTGACCACATGCCATTGCCTTGCGGGTATAGCTTCCACTTGGCACTGGCTTGGCTGGTTGTAATACTTTTCACGGCTAGGGCTAACTGGTCTTGCACGCTATAAACTGGCGCTTGAATTTTCTTGCTAAATGGCCACATTTAAAGCGCCTCAAATATTATGGATTGATAGGAGATTAGTATTTTTTTAATAGCATCCATTGTGGGGTCTACCTGATCATCATGAGAGCCATTAGGAAATTGAGTAAATTCTAACATATAATCAGATAAAAACGAGGCCCCCTTAGGAAGCAGGACATTACCTGCGGCCACGCTAGGCGCCACATCCATAGCCCTAGATACTTTATCTGTATTTCTTTGTACGCCAACCACTGGGATCCCCTCGCGCTTTAGCGTCTGTATTAAGCCTGTTCCGCTGGCTTTATCTTCTATGTCCATAGACCTTAGTGGGCTAGGATGTGATTGCCTGTGCTTATTCCAGAACGCCCTTGATTCTATTGTGAGTTCGGGGGCTTCCCATTTCCCCCGTTTTTGGTCTATTAGTATTGCCTGCCCCTTAATAGTTTCACCCCAACACTGTAAGACTGAGTAATCATTCTTGGTTTTTGTTTTTAGTGCTGTATCAGCCGTAATAAACCTATATTTTAGCTCCGGCAGTACATCGTAAAAATTCCACCACTCGGTCTTGAATATTCCGCCGCCTATTGGGGCAGGCCGCTGCAAATACTGGCCCGCGTAAACGTAAGTATTAGCCAACTCTTTTCGCTTCAAATCTTCTATTGGGAATTGCTCCGGCCAAAATGACTCGCCCTGCGCCGTCTCTGCGCTTATATTCACGTGTTCCCATTTTTCCCCGTTACCCCCGCCCAATAAAAACCCGCTTAAGTCATTTTCATGCAATCGCTGCATAATTACGATTATGGGTGTGTCCGGCCTGTTTTTCCTTGATTCCATTGTGGTACTGAACCAGTCGAGTACGTTTTGCCGCATGGTATCGCTATTTGCTTCGCCCGCTTTATGGGGGTCATCTATAATAATTGCACCGCCAAAATCATCGCGCATTTTACCTGCGCCGTACCCAGTTATTGAGCCATCTGCCCCAGTAGCGTAAACAATCCCACCCTGATCTGTTCTAAATTCATCCTTTGCGTTTGAATCTGATCTAAAAACAGTCTCCCCGAATATTTCCGCATAGGCTTCGTGCTGCATAATTGCGCGGGCGTTAAAGGTGTTATTTGTTGCTAGGCGCTTTGAGTAGCTTGCATGTATAAATTCTGAATCAGGGAAGTTCCCCATACACCATGCTATAAAGTTAATCACGGCCAGCTCTGTTTTGCCTGATCTAGGAGGAATATTTATTATTAAGCGATTACACTGACCAATCACTACACGCTCAAGGGCGTTACATATAGCCTTTTGATGCCAGTTATCTTTTAGGCTTGAACCTTTGCGAGCTTTAAACATTGTTTTGGTGAATGTTAGTAGATCGCAACGGTTATCCGCTATCTCATTCGGTAGCATGTTTTTGCTTTATCGCATCCAATACGGCTGAACTTGTATCTTTAGGACTCATACTTCCATCTGGGCTTGTGTGTGCCTGCTCAACCTTATCTGAGTAACCATGCTTAGATAAAACCATCTTGGTTATGGCTGGATTAAAGTCCCCGCCTAGCCCGCCATTTAACAGTTTTTTCTCTTGATTTTCTAAGCATTGTTCAAATATGTCCGAAAACTGTT